TAATGAAGCATGTGAATACTCTGACAACGCAGAGGAAAGTGTATAACAATTAAAACTAAAATTATGAGTAAAATATATATAGAAAATTCAACATTTATGGAGTACATAGATGAGTTGGCAACACAAATAACAGAGATGAATTATGGTGCTGAAACATGGATAGAGGACGAGGGTGTTATGAGGTTCACAGATGAGGCACAAGATTTTTACAATGATACATATGATGAATATGAAACACTAACTAACAATATGTTAGGTGTGTATAGCAATACTGAATTAGACAATATGGAAGATGTTGCGAGAAAATATAGAGAATTAAAGCTGAATGAATTTAAACAAGCACCTAAATTAAAGAAATAAAATTATGACAGATAAAACAAATCACATATACGAAGACACATTTCAAGTGGGTGTGAAGTATACATACGATAGAAAACACAACAAAGTTTACGATATAGATTCTGCTGTTAAAGAATTTAATATGTTAATAAAAAAATTAGTATAAATGGAAGATATTAAATGGAACTTTTGGCTTATTTTATCAATACTACCTTGGTTATCATATGTAATACTATGGGTAGTTATAGGATCTATATCCATTATAAGTGGGATTGTAGGAACTATAATGACCATACTAATATTCATATTAAATAAAATAAACTTTCACAAATAGTGTGTACAATGAAAATAATTTGCTATATTGCAATAAAATAAATTAAATTAAATTAAAATGACGAAACTAAAAACAATAAATATCAAAGGAAAGAAGTATGTAGAAGTCAACGAAAGACTTAAATACTTTAGATCAAACTACCCTAACTATTCATTAGTGTCTGAGATAACTCATATTGATTCAGAAATGGTAGTGGTAAAATCAGATATAATAAATGAAAATGGTAAAGTGTTGGCTAGTGGTCATGCACATGAAGAGAAAGGTGCCAACTATATTAATAAAACCAGCTATGTAGAGAACTGTGAAACATCATCATGGGGTAGAGCATTAGCTAATTTTGGTATAGGCATTGATGAGTCTGTGGCTTCAGCACAAGAATTACAAATGGCTATATCTAAAGATAATAAACCAACACCAAAAGGAGTCACTAAAAAGAAGATGACTATAGAGATCTATCAAGCTATGATGAAGTCTATCAAAGACGGCAATAAGGATCTTGTTACTGAGCATATGGGTAAATATGATATGACTAAGGCTCAGAAAGATGCAGTAACTAAAGCTATTAACGAAACAGCATAATAATTATGGATGAAATAATAAAAAAGTTTGCCTCTGATGAGGTTTACTACAGTGACTATTCTTTTGTAACTAACTCACAATTAGGATTAATTAAACGTAGCCCAGCAACATACCAGCACTATAGGGATAACCCCAGTGATCGACCTATTACCAAGGCACTTAATTTTGGTAAAGCGTTTCATATGTGTATGCTTGAGCATGATAAATACAAAAAAGAAGTTGTGGTAGAGCCAGATGTAAACAAGAGAACTAAAGCTGGTAAAGAGGAGTACCAAAAGTTTCTAACCTTACATGAGGGTATGACAATATTATCTAATGATGAGGATGATTCTTTGTCTGGTATGAGAAAGAAGTTGACATCTTCTGTTGAGGCTATGGAATTATTGTCTGGTGGTGTTGCTGAACAAGTTAATGTTTGGAATGATCCAGACACTAAAATAGCTTGTAAAGGGAAGGCTGACTATTGGAATAAAAAGAGGAATATTCTTGTGGATATAAAAACAACTCAAGACTCTAGCCCTGATGGATTCAGAAAGTCAGCTTATAAATACGGATATGACAGACAAGCGTCCTTTTATTTAGATGGCTTTGGTGTGGACCAGTTTTGGTTTATAGTTATAGAAAAGTCGGCTCCATATAATATGGCTATATATAATTGCAGTGAAGAATTTATAGATGAGGGAAGAATGAAATACAAAAGACTATTGGACATGTATAGCTTATACTTCATTGAAAACCTTTTTGATCCATACGAACATGTATATACAGGAACATTATAAAATTTAAAACTATGAGTAAATTATTAAAAATACTGAAAGAACACAAAGTAACTAAAAATACTGTAGCAAAAATAACTGGACTGTCAGTGCCTACAGTTAGAAAATACTTAAAAGAACCAGACTTATTTTCTGTTAAAAGCGGAAAAATATTAACCAAACATTTAAAATCAAAAAATTATGAGCAAACTTTTAGAGAACTATTTAACATTAAAGAATAGTTTTAGAGATAAATCATTTAGTAATACATTGCTTCTTATCAGCGAAACATTTAACGTCACACCTAACCAGATGATGGCTTCAGGAGGAAGAAAAAGAATGTTTGTGCAAGCTAGAAATGTATTATGCTACATGATGTACACCAAATTAGATTATAGATTAGAAGAAATAGCTGGAAGAGTAGGGTATAAAAACCATACTTCAGTTATGCATGCTATAGAAATGCATGATGTTGATCTTAAATTTGATATGGGATATGCAGAAAAATACCAAATAATTGTGGATAATCTTAAAATAGAAGATCCCCACGAAACTGGTGTTGACTTCGGAAATACCGAAGGAACTTTAAAGTCTTTTCATTACAAAATTCTAAGTATAGAAAGCAGGATGGAAGCTTTAGAGAAGTTTATTAATTAATTAACTAACTAAATTATTTTATTTATGAACAATGAAAACATTTACTGCGGAAGCGGTACGGAAAAGGTCTTCGACGAAGGAAGGTCTCTTGTCAACTTTTCACTGGATCTAGCAAAACTAAAGGATCATGTGTACGAGTATAATGGCAAGAAATATGTTAACCTTACTATTGGTGCTAACAGAGATGGTGCTAATGATTATGGTAAGACTCATTATGTTAAGATAAATACGTTTAAGCCAGAGCCTCAGTCTGAATCGAAAGAGAAGAAAGAGGAAGCTTTACCGTTTTAACTTAACACTTATGGAGGGGAGTATAGGGGTATGCTCCTCTCTGTATAAAAACCAAAAACTATGTATCTAAAAATATCCGAACACACATCTATTGACAGCAATTCAATCGCAGGATTTTCTTGTGAAGGAAGAATACTTTATATAATAAGAAAGAATCAAGATAAACCTTTAGATATTATATATGATACAGAAGAAGAATGTAGCCAAATATTTCAAAACCTAAATAGTCATTTTAAAAGTAAGGATATAGTTACACCACTATCATCAGTTACAAAAACAAAAGAGGACAGAGAAGTAAAGTTAGCTATGTTTAAAGCATTTTGGAATCTGTATAACAAAAAGACTGGTATGCAGAAGTGTCAGGATAAGTTTCTTAAGTATGGGTTAGCCACAATGCAGACCATAATAGATGCTGTACCTACATACGTGAAAGAAACTCCTGATCCAAAATTCAGAAAACACCCACTCACTTGGTTAAATGGAGAATATTGGAAGGATGAAAAAGTGAAAATAGAAGAGAAAAAGAAACAAGAATTTAATGTAAACGATTTATTTAAATGAGCCTAAATAATGATAGAATACGTATTAATAAAACACAAGGAGAGGTAAGACATATATGTTATAATTGTTCTGAAGATCGTAAGAAGTCCAACGAAAAATGTCTAGCTATAAATGGAGAGACTGGAGCATATTTGTGTCATCACTGCGGAGATAGTGGAATTATTAATCAATATAAAACATACGAAAAACAAAAGGATATAGAATATTCTAGACCTGAAATGCACAACTCTACTGGTTTGTCAGACGAGATGGTAGAATGGTTTAGATCAAGAGGTATATCTCAAAAGGTTTTAGTTAAGAATAAAATAACACAAAAGAAGGAATATATGCCACAAGTGTCTTCAAATAGAAACGTAATATGCTTTAATTACTTTAGAGATGGAGAACTAGTGAACATAAAGTATAGGGATGGGGAGAAAAACTTTAAACAACATAAAGACGCTGAGAAGATATTTTACGGTCTAGATGATATAAAGGAACACAAGGATGTATATATAGTAGAAGGGGAAATGGATAAGCTATCCTTAAATGAAATAGGTATAGATAATTGCGTGTCAGTACCTGACGGTGCACCAAACCCTGGCACTAAAAATTATGACAACAAATTTTCTTATCTAGACAACTGCTGGGAATACTTTGAAAGTGTAGAAAAGATATATATATGTTCTGATAATGATGCAAACGGAAGAGTTTTGCTAGAAGAACTTAGTAGAAGAATAGGTAGGGAAAGGTGTTACATTGTTAAATTTCCAGACGAAGTGAAAGATGCCAATCAAATGCTTGTAGATCAAGGTGTATTAGCTTTAGAAAAAATATTGAAAGATGCTGAACCATATCCAGTAGATGGAATTTTTACCGTTAAATCTGAGCAAGACTACATGATAGATGTATTCAATAATGGTAAAAAGAAGGGGTTAACTACAGGATATCAAGTATTAGATAATCACTATACCCTCAGAACTTCAGAGTTAGATGTGTGGACAGGGATCCCAGGCTCAGGTAAAACAATGATGGCTATGCAAATAATGTTAAATGCCTCTGTTTTATACGGATGGAAATGGGGAATATTTTCTCCAGAAAACTATCCTGTGGGAGACCTGTTCGACACTCTGGCTGAAATGTATATAGGAAATACATCTGATGTAGACGTAAATGATAGAATGAGTATATATGAATACGAGAAAGCTATAGAGTTTTTAAATGATCATTTCTTTGCTATATATCCTGAAGACGATTTTAGTCTAGACAATATACTATCTAAGTTTAAACATTTAGTATTAAGACACGGTATAAAAGGTTGCTTACTGGATCCGTTTAATCAACTTGATCATAAGTTTGCTGGTAAAGATGAAACAACATATATAGGAGAGTGCTTGACTCAGATAAGAAGATTTGAACAGGTAAACGATCTTAAGTTTATTATTATAGCACATCCAAGAAAAATGGATAGAGATGACTCTGGCGGATATAAAAAGCCTACAGCGTATGATATAAGTGGTAGTCAGAACTGGTTTAATAAAGCGGACAATGTTATATGTATACATAGAGATGATGCTATGGACATAAACAATACTTCAGTAGCTTTTAGTGTACAAAAGGTTAAGTTTCAGAAGCTTGTGGGTGTTCCAGGAGAAGAGTCTTTAAAATATGATAGGAGATCTGGTAGATATTTAGATCACCAAATGAGTTGTCCTTTAGATGGCGTTAGTCAAACACATAGTTTATGGACACAACAAAATAGATACACTCCAGAACAAGAATGGACAACTAGAAAAGATTTAGAATGAGAAAACAAATATACTTATTAGATATTAAATGTTCTTACAGTAATATTAACACTAATAGAGCAGGAAAAAAGGTTGCTAGTAAAAATGTAAATCATATAAATATACATAATGTTTTCACTGAAAATACTATTGAGGGTCTTCAAAATTGTGATAGATCTATGGAAAAAATAGAACGTGAAATAAATAAAAAGAATAAAAAAGAAATAGAAATAAAAGTAGAAGAAGTTTTAAACTCACTACCAGTTGGTATGAGTAACGATATATATTAACCAAATTTTAACAACTATGAAGAGAATATTTTTTATTGCGTTGATGCTGACGGGTCAGCTATTCGCACAAATGGATGAAGGTTTATACCACTCTAATGATGTATACTACTGTAATGTTGTGGATGGTATAGCTATCAGTGAGAAAAAAATAGATGGCGATCACTACATACAAGTATCTAAAAGTGGAGCAAGATTTTACTCTAATAATAGACTAGGATTATATCATGCCTGGATGTATGTTGGAGACTTTATAGACTACGAAACATATATACTGACAGATGGTAGTAAACTTTGTTTAGCACCAGAAGTTAATGGAGTCTATTATTTTTTTGAAAATACTTATGATCACTATGAATATAAGAAGTTACTGATATATAAAAACTTAAACTCATATTCCATAGAAACAGGTAATTACTTAATGGAAATAGAATGAGAAGGAAAAAGAAATATAATAAAAAGGTAAGGAATGCTACAGCCACTACATTTAATGGCGTTAAATTTAAATCTAAGCTAGAAAAATTCACATACCAATGCCTTAAAGTGGCTGGCATACCTTTTAAATATGAAGAGGATAGGTTTGTTCTCATAGAAAAATTTACCTATGAAGGAGAATGTATTGAAAAAAAGAAAAGGAAAGGAAAGAATGTTTTTGTAAAGTCTTCTGAAAATATATCTCAAGCTACCTACCTTCCTGACTTCACTAATATTGATCAAGGTTGGATCATAGAGTGTAAAGGTTTAAGGACAGAAGCGTTCAATCTTAGATGGAAATTATTCAAGAATATGCTTGCAAAACAGAAAAAAAGTTACGATCTTTACATGCCTGGTACTCAAAAGCAGATCATGGAAGTTATTGAAAAACTAAAAAGAAAAAACAATGATTTCAAAGGAGGACAAAAAAAAGATGGACAAGAAATTAAGAAGAGACTCCCAGGTAGAAGCAGAAAAAAACGGAATGGATCTTAGATCTAGACCTTACAAGAATAAGAAAAAATATACAAGGAAGAATAAGCATGCTAAAGACAGTTTTTAAATCACTATTAGGAGACGCTTCAAAGATCATTGATGATGTTGTAACAACTGAGGAAGAAAAACTAACCTTAAAGTTACAGATGAAACAAATGATTGAGAACGCTAAAGCTAGTGCTCAAGAACAGGTTACAAGAAGGTGGGAGGCTGATGCAAAAGCTGGATGGTTGCCAGCTAATATTAGACCTTTGACTCTAGCCTTTTTAACTATTATGTTAGTAGTTATGTCCTTCTTTGATGGTAATGTAGGAGAGTTTAAAATGAATCCAATGTACGGTCCAATTTATACCCAGCTCCTACTTGTAGTATACTCAGCGTACTTCGCTGGTAGATCAATCGAGAAAATCAAAAATAATAATAACAATAAAATTAAATCAAATGGAAAATAAAAAATTAACTAAAGAAGAATTACAAGAAATAAAAAATTTAAACGAAGAAAAAAACAAACTAACTTTTAATTTTGGTAGACTAAAAACAGATATGATTCTGGTAGAAGCTAAAATGAAAGAGCTTGTTAAGATGGAAGAAGATATGGTTGCTAAGTTTAAGGGCAATGAAACTAAAGCTAAGAAGATGATGGATAAACTAAACAAAACTTACGGAGATGGATCTGTTAATGTGGAAGACGGAACATTTACTCCAGTAGCTAAGAAGGAAGATAAAGAATAGTCTATAAAACAATAAACCCACCTGGGAGGTGGGCTTATCGAAACCAAAACTAAAATCATGAAAACATGAGATATATAAATATACAAAATAATATTTGTATTCTAAAAAAATTTACTGTATTTTATTAACAATCGTGATCGTAGTAGGTTATGGTAACCTCCTCCCCATTCTTAATAGCTTGTGCTATCTCAGGATATATACGCATGTAAGCTCTTGTTGATGATCCTACAAAACCGTTCTTCTTGATTTGATTATTTTCCTGGGAGTCCCCCACAAGTAAACACCCAGCGGTGTCTTCATCAGTATTGCCGCAATGAATGAGAATATACTCAAAGCCAGGAACGTCAAGAACATGAAGCATGCCAATATGAATATCAGCAAAACGAAAAGAATACTTTTTATGATACCCACCAACGGTTCTAAGACCAAGTTTATAAGTACCCGCAGGTATTCTAGTTTCTCCATATTCCTTAACGTCTCTTTGTTCATCCTCTAAAGTGTAGCATAAGAAGTTTCTCTTCTCGTCTTCTACAGAAAACAAAAGACCATTAGTAGAATCAGCTTCACTAGAGAACCTTATTACCTCAAGTTTCATTTACGCAGATAAGAATAACATGTACTCTATGGTCAAGCTTGTTGATACGCTTGGTGCAATTTTGATATCGTTTGTATCAGCAGTAGCACCCCAAGGTATAAACATCCAGTCTCCAGCGTATAGTCTACCTATACCTTCAGAATTAATTTCAACAGTTACATATTCTGATCTAGTTGTAGAACAGTTTTTAATATAAACTTTGTGAGCTTTATTAGATCCATAAGTTGTAGCTGGTGTAGCATCAAAAAGTACATATTGAGAAGCAGAAGTAGTTGTTTTTCTAGACAGTCCTTCTAACTGAGTAATACCTGTAGTTGTACCAGCATCAAACAAAGTAGCTGTAGCCGTTAAGCTAAGAGCATCTGATGTTAAATCACTAGAAGATAGTGTAATTTGTGCAGTTGTTGTTGCCATTTATTTTTATTTTAAATTGTTAACTAATTTTTTACCAAATATAATGATTTTATATCTCAAAACCAAAGTTCAAGATCATAAATCTAAATCTTTTACAGCTACCTTTTTTATTCTCACAAACCAAACAAGGACAGAACATTAATTCAAATATAGTAAGCGTGCTTACTCTGAGTGTTAATTCATACTTATCTTTTTTGTTTCCTGAAGTCCAGGAATTAATCCAGTTTATCATATTTTTTATTTTTAATTATTATTAATCTCCAAAGGGAACGTCTTCATTTAAATCAGGTGAGACTTCTTCTACCTTTTTTTTTCTTTTTTTACCACCATTATATTCAACAGCGTGACCTTCACTAACCAATGTTTCATTAACATTAATAGGTAAGTCTAAGTTATCAGGATGGATAGTTAAAACTCCCAATACTCTACCGTATTTTCCAACCTCTTTACTTTCTACAACCAAGCTTCCTTGATCAAGTATTTCAGTTAGTCTATACTTTGCAGCTAGTCCTCTCTTCTTTTCTTCTAAATCTCTAGTTCTAGACTCAGGAGTATCTATGCCTGCCAATCTAACTCTTTTATGAACAGTGATATCGAAACCTAAATCTATGTTAACATCTATGGTGTCACCATCAATCACTCTGTCTAATTTTGCTTTGTAAGTATACATTTTAATTGAATTTTGCAAGCATAATATTGTCTATGCTTTTTTGAACTTTCTTTTTATCAGCGTCTAATTGAAACATTATATTGGCTTTGAATCTTTCTTTTTCATCACCACTTTCAAATATTATGACTGTGGGTATGCAAGTTATATTATACTCTTTCTGAAGATCAGGATGCTTACCTATATCAACTCTATACTTTGAGCAATCACTTAAACTAGATAGATCAGCAAACTCATTAGAAGAGTTCCAGTCTACCCAAAATTCTACAGCCACAATGTCTTTAGCTATTTTATTATTAAAGTTATCAGAGCTTATAAATTCTTGAGACTGTGATTTGCCAATTAAAATCAAAAGAAAAATAAATAATAATAATAATTTTAAATCTATATATTTCATTGTAGTCTATCTATTTTATCTCTAAGGTACTTCATGTCCTCTTTTATTTCTTTAACATCTTCCTGGGTTGAATAAATTGAGGCTCTTATATTTTCGTCCTTCATTTTAAACTCCATTTGAGTAACCTCTGGTTTAGGAGGCTCAGGAAGTAATTTAGCTTCCTCAATATCAGCCTGTAGTGTAAACCACATACCAACTAATGTAGCTATTAAAAATCCTATACCGCCTAATGTTTTTAGACTAACCTCAAATTTAGAATCTTCTGATATTTCTTTCATGATTATTTCTTTTTATTAATTCTACATTTCCACTTTCTAAGTGCTAACGCCTTTCTTGTTGGTCTTCCTTTCTTATCTTTCATAGGACCTTTCATTCCGCCCATTCTAGCACAAAAAGACTTACGTCTCTTAGCAGCTTTACTTCCTTTTTTTACTTTACCAGTAACAGCCATCTTTAATTTAGACCCAGGGTTAGCTCTTCTATAAGACTTAATTCCCTTTTTATTCAAACCACCACTAGGGCTCTTACCCTCTTTCCTGGTCCAAGCTGCTGTCTTCTTTCTTTTATTTAACTTAGCCATATTATTTACCGACCTTTTTCATAGCTATATTGTGAGCATCAGTAAAAGTTTTACCCTCTTTCATAAGTTTTATCATAAGATCCATATGTTTTTTGGTGTGATGTTTCTTATGCTTTTTAAGAGTATCTTTTTGTCTATCTGTCAATCCATCATTTTTCCTATTAAGCTTCATTCCTTTTTTACCTTTAGGAAATCCCTTTTTCATATTAGCGTAAGCCTCTGGACTTATTGTAGAATCTTTTTTGGATCTACTCGTTCCAGCTTTCTTTCTCTTATTTATGTTAGCATACAAACTCATTTCTTAGCAAATTTTTCTACGCCACTGATACCAAAACAACCTAGCACAACCCACACAAATGAGTCATACACAAACTTGTTTATGATAAGATCTTGACCAATCCAACCTGTAACTAGATCAGCGACCATGATTATACACATTATTACAAAAGCTACAAAACCAACTATAGCCTTCTCATTCCAATCGTTATTGTTTTTGAATATATTCATTATTTATATCTTTCCTGGCATTGGTGGAGGCATTCTCATACTCATGTCTTTCTTTCTCTCTTCTTCCATTCTTCTTCTCTCTTCTTCTCTTCTTTTTCGCTCCCTCTGTTCCTCAAGCTCTATTCGTTCAGCAATATTAATCTTCATTGGTTCATTTTCAACAACACCACCTATTTCTCTTTCTAACAATTCTTCTGGAGTGCTAGTGCTATAAGGCTTTCCTTTCCACATAAATCTTTCTCCTCCTCCTAATTCATTTCTGTAAAAATCAAAAGCTTCGCCGAAAGATAACTTGTCAGTATCTCTTTGCTTAATCTGAGCTATTCTTTCTTCAGATAAACCATAAAATCTAGGACTCATTTTTGACGATGGAACCTTTGCTTCTGCTGTCATTTCTCCTCCTTCCTCATACTTCATCTTCATTCCTTTTTCAGCTTTTCTAAGCATAGCTAGATCTTGAGAATCTATTTCATTATTATTGTTTTTATCCATTTTCTTTTGAGCTTTGGATAATCCACCTTTTTCGTACATAGATCTTTTATTAAGACCTCCGCCCATATATTTATTTTTCATTTTCATTTTATAACATATTTAATTTATTAATTTTATATCTTTCTACCTATAGGATAATTTAACTTTTTACTTGGTTTCTTTTTTTCAGTTGTTATTGGTGTAGTAGGTGTTGGTGTTTTACCCACAAGAGGTTTTCTAAAATCAGCCACTGTAGTTCCAACTTTATCCTCAGGACCAGAATACTTTATGATTCGTGCAGTGCTTTCTTCTATAGGTAAATCACCCTTAAAAGCTTTAGACCATCCTCTCGTCGGACCTTTTAGATCTCCCTTCTTTGGATATAATTTTTTTGCTGAGAGTAAATCATCAAATTCAGCTACATACGAAGGATAACCCGACTTAGTTTTAGAAGTCATACCGTACCTTTTTGCTACTTCTTCTAATTTTGGACTAACATACACAAGATCTCCAAATGATCCTGTTTTAGACAGGTCAAACGTACCTTCAGGTACTATTCTATCTGGGTCCATCGGTTTATTTCTAAACACTCCTGACTCTATAGCATCATCAAAACCCCCCTCACCTACACCTCTAAAAAATTTAGGTCTTGTTTTACTTAATGTTTCTTTAAAAAAACGAAGTATTTTAGTTCCTAATATACTACCCGCTTTCGTTGGTACTAAATCAAGAAGAGACATAGGTGTAATCGCACCAGTTGCTTCGGGAATCTGTTCTCGAAACTCCTTTTGCAACTCCTTTTTCAACTCCTTTAATTCATCCTTTGTTAAGGGAGCATTCATTTGTTCCTCTTCTTGTATTTTATTACTCTTCTTATTTACTTTCACTTTATAAGGTATTTAATCTTACCGTTTTCTATATATATATCTTCAGGCTTTCTAATAACTTGACCTTGCAGGTTATATAATAATCCAGATACTTTTGATTTGTCTAACACCTCTTCAATGCCTGAATTGCAAGGTAGACCACTT